AATCAAGAGTATTTGTTAAAGTTACCAAAACAAAAGTCTTAGCGGCCTTTGGTCAGCTTGTAGACGTTATTTTTGGTGGAAATAAGTTTCCTATAGGTGTATCAGAAACGAGGATGCCAGAGGGGATTGAAGAACACGCCAACTTTAATCCTTCTTTGGAAACCTCACCACCTAGAGAGGAAGACCAAGAAACTGATGAAACAGAAGGCCCATTTGATGTGGGCTATGAAGGAGATGATAAAGTATTAAAACCAGGAGCAACTTATGGCTCAGGTAAATTTGAAGTCGTTAGACCTGAAAAAGAATTAAATATGCAAGAAGGTCTAAGTCCTATTCCAGAAGCCTTAGAAGTAAACCCTGCTCAAGAAGCAGCGAGGAGAATGGAAAAACTTATACATGACCAAATTGAAGAATCTAATGGTTCAAGTGAACTACGTTCGGCTCTTTTTGAATGTGCTTTGTTTGGTACGGGAATTATTAAAGGACCGTTTAATTTCAATAAAACACTTAATAGATGGAGTGAAGACGAAGACGGAAAAAGAAGCTATTCGCCCGTTGATGTTCGGGTTCCTCGTATCGAGTTTGTATCTCTTTGGGATTTTTTCCCTGACCCTAATGCTACCAACATGAGCGAAGCAGAGTATATTTTTCATAGACACAAGTTTAATCGAACACAACTTCGTAGTCTTGGAAAAATGCCCTACTTTAATCGAGATGCAATTCGCTTGTGTCTTACAATGGGTCCAAACTATATAGAGCAGGACTACGAACACGAGCTAAGAGATGATGATGCTTCGGCTGAACCTACTTCAGGACAGTTTGAAGTGCTTGAGTATTGGGGCGTAATGGATGCAGAGTACGCTCGTGAAGTTGGAATGGACCTTCCAGAAGATGTAGACGACCTAGACGAGGTACAAATAAACGCTTGGATATGTAATGGACAACTTTTACGTTCTGTTGTTAATCCTTTTACTCCTTTCCGAGTTCCTTACCAATCCTTTCCATATGAAAGGAATCCATATAGCTTTTTTGGAATTGGTGTCGCAGAAAACATGGATGACTCGCAACAAATAATGAATGGACACGCTCGAATGGCTATCGACAACTTAGCTCTTTCTGGCTCATTGGTATTTGACGTAGACGAAACAGCCCTTGTTGGTGGTCAAAACATGGAGATTTACCCTGGTAAAGTCTTTAAACGACAAGCTGGAGTACCTGGAACAGCAATTAATGGCTTAAAGTTTCCGAATACCTCCACCGAAAACATGATGATGTTTGACAAGTTTCGACAACTTGCAGACGAACAAACAGGCATACCAAGCTACTCTCACGGTCAAACAGGCGTTCAGAGTATGACAAGAACTGCCTCTGGTATGTCAATGCTGCTAGGTGCAGCCTCACTCAACATAAAGACTGTAATAAAAAACTTAGATGATTTTTTATTAAAGCCTTTAGGTGAGTCTTACTTTCAATGGAACATGCAGTTTCTTGAAAAGGTACTAGGTGTTAAAGGAGATTTAGAAATTAAAGCTACAGGAACGAATAGCCTGATGCAAAAAGAAGTTCGGTCACAACGATTGACGATGTTCTTGCAAACGGTCCAGAATCCTGCGGTTGCTCCTTTTGTGAAGATGAATAAACTAATCTCTGAGTTGGCATATAGCCTAGACTTAGACCCCGATGAACTGCTAAATGACCCTGAAGAAGCGGCGATTATGGCACAGATTATAGGAATGCAAAATGGACAAATCACAGGCGAAGAAGCTGCTGCCCCTAATCAACAACAAGGAGGCATGGGAAGCCCTCAAGCAGCACCTCCAGGACCAACAGAACTTGGAGCTACGGGTACTGGTGGGGGCAACATCGGAACTGGAGGTGTATCGCAGCCAGGGGAGAGTGAGTTCGCTGGAACGCCTAGAGCAATTGAAGGATAATGTAAAAGTGATACTCGAATCAAAAGATGAAGAACAGCTAAGAAGGGGAATTCCGTATGCCTAGAAAAAAACGAAAAAAGAATCGTAAACAGTATAGAGGTGGCGGCTCAATCATGGTTCCAAAAGAACGCCAATTAAAACAAGAAGGTGGAATGTTTGAAGAACCTATGGAAGAACCTATGGAAGAACCTATGGAAGAACCTATGGAAGAAATTCCAGAAGATACTTATGCAAATGCAACTCCAGAAGAAATAGAAGCCGCACAAGAACCAGATGAAGAAATGGAAGGTGATTACTTAGTTTTTATTTTAAATGAATCTTTAGTACCAGAAGAACAAGAATATTTAATGCAAGCTTTAGAAGGCGACCCACAGCTTAGTCAAATCTTTGACAAGGTAGTGGAAACGGCTTCTGAGTTTTCAGGGTCAGGAGAAGTTACAGGCCCTGGAAATGGCATATCAGACTCAATACCCGCACGTTTATCGGACGGAGAGTTTGTTATGACTCAAAAAGCCACTGAACAATTAGGCGCAGAAAATCTCCAAACAATGATGGATGATGCTGAACGTGCCTATGACGGTGGTATGATGAGAAAGAATCGTTATCTTGGCGGTGTAATGTCAAGGGACGAGGAAGAACTAAGACTAGAGAATGGAAATAGCACAGATGACGATATACGAAAGTTAATGAGCATCAAGGCGAATAAAACTCCAAGTCTTAGATAATTTTAATTTACGGCTACCTTGACAAGCCAAGCCCCATAAATTTTTCTTGGGCCAAAAGAAAGAATTAGTATGGCTACCTTGCAGAGTACAAGCCCCGTAGGAGATATATTATGAGTGAAGTAACCCAAGTAGAGGAGGAGACACCAAATCCGTACAACATGAACAAGCCTTGGCATAAGCCAGATGGCCCACCCGTGGATACTGCGGACCAAATGTTTTTTGAAAGACCACAGACACAGGCTACCCCCGAAGATACCGAGGCCCCTGAAGAAGAAAAATCTGCGGCTCCTAAGAAACGTACTAACTACAAAAAGAGATATGATGATTTAAAGCAACACTACGATAACAAGGTAAACGAGTTTAAACAACGTGAACAAGAGCTATTGGCGCAAACATCGCCATCTTACACGGCTCCAAAAACCCACGAGGATTTGGAAAAGTTTAAACAAGAGTACCCTGATTTGTATGATACGGTAGAAACTGTAGCACATTTACAAAGCTCAGAGCAAGTAAATCAAATTCAAGGACAGTTGGAAGCTATACAGCAACGTGAATCGGAGATTATTCGCCGTGAAGCGGAAGCAGATTTAATAGCAAACCATCCAGACTTCGATGAGATTAGAGGTTCTGATACTTTTCATGAGTGGGCGGAAACACAACCGGAGCAGATTCAGGCTTGGATTTACAACAATCCTGACAATGCTCAGCTTGCTTCAAAAGCCATTGACCTTTTTAAATTAGAAAATGGGATAAAAACTCAAACTAAATCGCGGTCCAAACCAAAAAATGAAGGTTCGGCAGCAGACATGGTTTCAACTAAAACACAAACCATTGATGCAAAAGAACCTAAAATTTGGACTGAACGGGAAATCGCTGCGATGTCTTTAGACCAGTTTGATAAGTATGAAGATGAAATACAACAAGCTTTATCCGAAGGCAGAGTAGTAAAATAATACTCAACTTAGGAGGACAATACTATGGCTTATAACCAATCAGACCAGTTTTTTGAGCCGAGCACAGATACGAATGCCAACTTTGGTAACTCTGTTAGTGGTCAAAATAATTCTTTCTTTTTACCTAAAGTTTATTCTAAGCAAGTCCTAAACTTTTTTCGTAAATCTTCTGTAGCGGAAGCGATTACGAATACGGACTACGCTGGTGAAATAAGCAATTTTGGTGATAGTGTACGAATTATCAAAGAACCGGAAATTACTGTTTATCAGTACGAGCGTGGTGCAGATGTCACCGCAACTAAACTAACCGACCAAGAAGTTACGCTGGTCGTTGACACGGCAAACGCCTTTAAATTCATCGTTGATGATATTGAAAGCAATATGTCTCATGTCAACTGGCGCGACGCGGCAACGTCTTCGGCAGCTTACGCATTGCGTGATGCTTTCGATGAAGGCGTAATCGCTGTCATGTTTGCTGGCGTGTCAGCTTCGAGTCCTAACCACATTCTAGGTTCGGACAACGCAACTGACCTTGCTGCTGGAACCTTTGATGGTACTGGTAACTTGGACATTGGTTTCGGGTCTTCAGAGCATGACCCTATTGACGTTCTTTCACACATGGCCCGTCTTCTTGACGAGCAGAATGTGCCGGAAGAAGGACGCTGGTTTCTAGCGAATCCAGAGTTCTACGAAGTGCTTGTTCAAAGCTCATCGAAACTTCTGTCAGTAGATTATAATGCTGGACAAGGTTCGATTCGTAATGGTCTAGTTAGCTCTGGTAAGCTACGCGGATTTAATATGTATAAAACCAATAACATCGCTTCTACCACCAATGCGGCTGGTAAGTGTATTGCTGGACATATTAGTTCGACGGCTACTGCTCAAACTATAACCAGCACGGAAGTTATTCGTGACCCTGATAGCTTTGGCGACATTGTACGTGGTCTACACGTTTATGGCGGTAAAGTGCTACGAGGCGAAGCCCTCGCATCAGCGTTCTACGGAATCGACTAACCGTAACTAGGTAAGGGGGTCTTTAAAGGCCCCCAAGCCTTTCTTTAAGGAATTTTAAAAATGCCACAATTAGGAAGTAACGAAAAACCTTTTGTAATGCACACTGGTACAAAAGTTAGTAAAGAAAGCCGCTTTCGTAAGGGTTTTGATAGAAAAAAGTATAGTGAAAACTATGACCGCATCTTTAAAAAAGAGGCTACAAAAAAGGAGAAAGTAAAATGATACAGATGTTACTACCGTTAAGTGAAATGGATATTTATCCTGACGAAAAAAAAGTACCTGACGGCAAACAAGACCATCAAAGTATTTTTGAACTTGAAAGTAAGTTTGATAACTCAGGACACAAACAAGGAATAAAATATAATTCAGAACAACGGATGAAAACTGTAGGATACTAATTAATGGCTACTACTTATCTTCAACTAGCAAATGAACTTTTAAGAGAATTAAATGAAGTAGAATTAACTTCTGCAAATTTTGGTGATTCTAAAGGCATTCAAACGCACGTTAAAGACATAATAAATAGGTCTTATCTTGATATGGTAAATGAAGAACCTCAGTGGCCTTTTTTAGCTGTTGGAGAATCTGGCGCAACGGACCCAATGTACGGAAATACTTACATTGAAACAGTTGCAGGAACACGCTGGTATGAATTAAAAACAGCCGCAAGTAGTATAAAAGACGACTATGGTTCTATTGATTGGGATAATTTTATGCTTACTACAGTAGGTGTAAGTGGTGAAAGCGCACCTTATACGATTCGTAATTTACGTTACACAAGTATAGAAGAGTGGAAAGATTACTATAGGCTTGGACAAAATAAAGATGATGCAGACCAAGCAAACGGAGGTACGCCCTCAAGAGTCATTAAAAGCCCTGATAATCGAAAGTTTGGATTATCTCCTATACCTGACCAAGTATATCGTATTTGGTTTTACGCTTATACTTTACCTACAGAGTTATCTGCACACGGAGATGAAATAGTTTTTCCTGATTTGTATGTGCCTGTACTCATTAATCGAGCAAGGTATTATATGCACCAATTTAAAGACAACGCACAAAATTCTGCTTTTGCACTAGAAGATTACAAACGTGGTTTAAGAACAATGAAGCTTCAATTAATGGATGCTACTCCGAATTATTTTAAAGATGACCGTATAAGGTTTACATAATGGCACAATCACAACCATATGGTGTATCGTGCAAAGGTGGATTGAACACTAATCTAAACCAGTTTGAAATGCTTGCACAACCTGGAGTTGCTACAACTCTTGAAAACTTTGAAGTAGACTCTGATGGAGGCTATCGCCGTGTAAATGGCTTTGCTCCTTTTGGTGGCGATGACGCAGCCAGACCAAACAGTTCAAACGCTATTCTTGGTCTTTTTGTATATGCAGATGGCCTTGTTGCTTGCTCTGGTACAAATATTTATTTTACGCTAGACGGAGAAACGTGGCTACAAATTAATAGAGATTCAGTAGCGGGAGGAGGAGATAACTATTCTACGTTTACAGGACGTTCTACGCTTACTCGAACAAGTCAAGCACAATGTAATTTTACAGTATACGAAGGTGACTCAATTTACGGAGAACTTGTTATTACTGATGAGTCTTCTGCTACAAAACCTTTTTATTTTAAAATGACGGGTACTGGAGGATTAAGCACTAGAACTTATTTTGCAAAAGAAATTACAGTATCAGGAACCGTATACCCCACTACCTGTATTATTCACGATAGACATTTAGTTGTCGGAGGAGACGGTAATAATCCTAATACAATTTATTATAGTGGTACGGATGACATAGATGATTTTTCAAGCACGGGTTCAGGTACAATTAAATTAGATGATAAAGTAATTGGATTACGTTCTTTTCGTAGTGACCTAGTAATTTTTTGTAAGAATAGTATTTATAAACTTCAAAATATAAACAATAGCTCAACGATTGTCGTAACACCTGTAACAAAAAATGTAGGCTGTTTAGATAATCATAGTATACAAGAAATTGGTGGTGACTTAGTATTTTTAAGTCCTGATGGTGTAAGAACAATTGCAGGAACAGCCCGAATTGGTGACGTAGAACTTAGTTCTGTAAGCCGTCAAATTCAACCAATTATAAATGATGTAGCA